TTGGTTACGAGTTTAGCCAATTTACTTAAAAAGTATAAAATAAAAGGTAAAGACGGTAAAGATGTAGTTACAGAAGCAACATTTATTAAGTTTTATAAAGGTCAATACCAATATTCAAGTGATAATGTGGCTCAGGGTAAATATATGGATGGAAATAACTTTAATTCAGGTGCATTTTTTGAAGATGCTCCTAAATTATTAGGAGGTTCTTTTACAAGAATACGAAAAACTCTAAAAGGAGAAAAAAGTCAACAACAGGTGTATGATTCATATAAATCAACCCTTAGAACTATTAAACGACCTATGATTATTAGAGTAGCTGGTACATCTAGAAGAGCTAGGGGGCATTTTGTGATAATGTTGGGTATAACTAAAAAAGGAGAGATAATCGTAAGAGATTGTGGGAGTCAGGCATCAGTTAGGTCTGATAAGACATATACTGTTGCAAGAATGATGGGTGGTAGTGAACCTGATAGTGGAAATAACTTCGATGTGATGTATTTTACCAAAAAGTAAAACTAAATATTTATATAAACAATAAACAATGTATGGACACGAACAAACTATTTAAAGCAATTCAAATAATCGTTCAGGAGGAAGTAAAAAAAGAAATTTCTCTTATTAAAGAAGAAATAAGAAAAGAGGTGTTAGCTGAGGTTAAAAGAACTCAACCGGTTAAACAACAATCTTCTCTTAAATCATTAGTAGAGGAAAGTGCTGACCCGTTCGATTTAGCTAACAAAATCTTAAGCAAAGATAGAGAATCTCAGCCTGAGCAAAAAACTTATACTAAGAATTCAATGTTAAATCAGGTTCTTAATGAAACTGCAATGGCGGGAATTAGACCTAATTACTCTATGGATGATGGTGGATGGGGTACATTAACTCCTGAAATGATTGGATATGGTGACCCTCAAATGGGATACCAACCAACTAATCAATACGCAGCTCCTTCTGCCCCAATAAGTACCGGAAACGATATTTTGGATAAAGCGATAGCGAGAAGTGCTAAGGTTTTGGCAGCAAGTAAAGATAAAAATAGATAATGGCAATTGTAATCGATAAGAAAAATACCTTAGACCTATCAGAAAATGATAGAGTAGCGATAGGAATCACTCTCCCTCTTCAAAAGGGTTCTAATGGATATTTTGCTCAATCGTTTCAAACAAAAGACCAAGTAAAGGCAAATATTAAAAATCTTATATTGACTAATAAAGGTGAAAGATTGATGCAGCCTGATTTTGGTACAGATTTATACGATGTTTTATTTAATCCAAGTACGGATGAATTAGAACAAAGAATACAAGATAGTATTGAAGATGCCATAGCTCAATGGATGCCGTATATCAATATAGTTGAGATATTCGTAGACCAAAATAATACAAACATTGATAGTAATATCTTTGCGGTTTCATTGAAATATCAAATTGCGGGGCAACAAACCCTAGAGACAGTAACATTTAATGTTGGTTAAATATGGCATTTAAAATAACAAATAAAAAAATAGGGAGAAATAGTAGGGATATTTCCTACCTTTCAAAAGATTTCTCAGCATTTAGAGATAATCTTATAGAGTATGCAAAAACATACTTCCCTAATACATATAACGATTTTAATGAGACTTCTCCTGGTATGATGTTCATTGAGATGGCTTCATATGTAGGTGATGTACTAAGTTATTATACGGATGCATCATTAAGAGAAAGTTTAATTCAATATGCAGCTGAGGAAAAAAATGTATTCGCTTTAGCTAATTTATTGGGTTATAAGCCTAAATCAACTTCACCTGCTGTAACCACATTATCAGTTTATCAATTATGTAAAGCTGATAGTGGTGGGGAATTAGATACTAGATATCTACTTAGAATACAACAAGGGCTTAGTATTTCATCAAATAGTAATTCAAATATAACATTTAGAACAACCGAAGGTTTGGATTTTAACGACCCAACCGATAGAGATATAAGTGTATATAGTATAGATGAAACCACACAACTTCCTGATTATTACTTAGTTAAGAAGAAAATACAGGTAATATCAGCTACGGAGCAAGTTGCAGTTAGAACTATATCTGCAACAGAATCATTTCAATCTATAAAATTGGATGAATCCGATATTATTGCAATAGAATCTGTAGTGGATGATAATGGTAATAAGTGGTATGAAGTTCCGTATTTGGCACAAGAAACGATATATGTAGATTACCCAAATGTAGAGCAGAACGACCCTGAATTATATCAGTTTAAAGATACTGTTCCGTATTTACTAAAATTATTAAAAACCAGTAGAAGATTTGTTACTAAGGTAAATGATGATTTTACAACATCAATACATTTTGGTGGAGGAGATAGTTCTCTATCCGATGAGTTATTGATACCTAATGTTAAAAATGTAGGTATGGGATTAAATAATTCAATCGATAGAATGGCTGAATCATATGACCCGACTAATTTCCTAAAAACTAAAACATACGGTCAATCACCTACTGCAGGTACAACTCTTACTATAATTTATTTAACAGGAGGTGGAGTATCTTCAAATGTACCACAGGGAGATTTAACTACAATACAATCAATTTCGTTTGATGACGATTTAGTTACTACATTAGAATTAGATGATACGGTTTACAATTATGTTAAAAATTCAGTAGCAGTAGAAAATGAAATCCCTGCTAAGGGTGGTAGAGGATTGGAAGGTATAGATGAGATTAGAGAATCTGCATTAGCTAATTTTGCTGCTCAAAATAGAGCAGTAACCGCAAAGGATTACCAGGTAAGAGCTTTATCAATGCCAACAAAATTTGGTTCTATCGCTAAAGTATTTGCTATAGGTGATAATTCATTAAATGCAAACTCACCGGAAAGTGTATTAAATTCAACAGATAATGTAACTGAATTTGCAGAAATAACTAGAACAATAGTTCAAAAATCTATAACAAACGGAAATAAAGTACCTACTACCGATGAGGTTAAAAAAGAGGTAAGAAATTTTGTACAGAAAACTACTCAGAATGCAGAGCAAATAAATCCTTTTGCAATAAATCTATATACATTAGGATATGATACAAATGGTAATTTAACTACTCTTAACAAAGCAGTTAAACAAAACTTAAAAACGTATGTTAATGAATATAGAATGTTAACCGATGGTGTTAATATAATAGATGGGTTTATAATCAACGTAGGTGTAAATTTTGATATAACTGTATATAGAAACTTTAATAGTAGAGAAGTTGTATTAAGTTGCATAGAAGAAATAAAAGAATTTTTTAATATAGCAAACTGGCAATTCAACCAAACTATAAACCTTTCTGATATAGAATTAACTATAGCTATGGTTGAAGGTGTTGCATCGGTTCAAAAGGTTGAAATCGTAAATAAGTGTGGTGGTATATATGCGAGAAATAGTTATGATATACAAGCAGCAACAAAGAATAAGATTATCTATCCATCGTTAGACCCATCAGTCTTTGAAGTTAAGTTTCCTGATAAAGATATTAAAGGAAGAGCAATATAATGATATATTTTGTAACCGCATCAAAAGATGCATCAGTTTATGGTTTAACTCCTACAAAAAATACGGGGTTAGATGAGATATTAACTATATCAAAGCATTATAATAGATTTCAAGAAAGAGATAATGCTAGAACTTTTATTCAGTTTGATATAGATAATATACCTTCTTATGTAACCGCATCTAATGTTCAATTACACTTATCACTTGCTCAGCCAGAAGAGTTAGCGGGTTCATATACTCTATATGGGTATCCGGTAACAGAAAGTTGGGAAATGGGTAGAGGAACTTGGCCGGAGACTATAAACACCGATGGTATAAATTGGGAAATCCAATCTGGAGTTGATTTTACAACCGAAGTATCTCAATCTTTTACTTATTTTGGTGGAGATGTTAATATGGATATTAAACCTATCTATGATTATTGGACAGGTTCTGTAAATTATGGGATAAGATTATCACATACATCTTCTATAGAATTATCTGGATTGGAATATGGTGTGTTAAAATTTTATTCAAAAGAAACGAACACTTTCCTACAACCTTTGATGAAACTTCAATGGGATGATTCTGTATTTACAACAGGTTCATTATTACCACTAACAGATTCGCAGATAATAGTAAGAAGTAAAGAATTGAGAGATTCATATAATGAGGGTAATAAAATAAAAATAAAAGTTATAGGTAGGGGTTTATATCCAACTAAAACTTTTACAAATACCTTTGCCTACAATGATGTTAAATATCTACCTCAAACATCATATTACTCAGTTAGAGAAGAAGTAACAAAAAAAGTATTAATAGATTTTTCTGAATATACAAAAATAAGCTGTGATTCTAATGGTAATTATATTAATTTAGATACATCTAATTTTCCAAAAAATAGAGTGTATAGATTATTATTTAAAATAGTTAGAGATGGTATAAGTGAATTTATTGATGATGATTTAACATTTATAATTAAATAATGGAGTTTGAATTAATTAAGAAAGATTTACAGATGAGTGGTTCACTGGCTGCTAGAGATAGAGTTGGTGTAACATTTCAAGCTGCCATAGATAATAATAAAGAGGGTTACATCTACGCCGCTACTAAGAAAAGAGTTTACAACATAGATGAATTAAAGAAAGCGATAGATGTAAATATTACGGAATTAATACCGGAATCTCAGGCAGCTGAATTGGATTTAATACCTAGACCATTATATAATGAAGTAACTCAATCATTAAATGAAGCATTAGTTTTAATAGATGAGCAATCTACTACTATATCAAATTTAGAAGCGGATGTATCTATTTTATTAGCAGTTTCGGCTTCATTAGATGTTAAATTAGATGGAGAAAGATTGCTTAGAGTTACTGCTGAAGCAAATAGTGAACAACTAAGAAAACAATTCACATTAGTTAACGATTCGTATCAGGTATCATTAGAACGAACGGTATTAGAAGGTATAGACAGAGTTTCATTACAATCTAGAAATGAAGGTCAGAATTCTACGATTCAATCTTTGCAAAAACAAGTTGATAGTTTAACTCAGCAATTGATGGGTAAAAACGCTAGAATTGCAGAAGGTGCTAAAGTAGGAGGTGAATTAACTGTTAGGGTTATTGAAAAAGGAGACCCTAATCTTAAAGATATTCATTTTGATTATAAGAATAAATCTCCAAAGGGTGTTTTCATAAATGGACCATCTATAGAACTTTTCAATAGCTCATTAGAAAGAATGAATATTGATATAACATTTGATAGTGGCGGTGATTTGGTTTGGCTTAAGAATGCTAAAACAACATTAGAACCTCAGGAAAAGAAAACTATAATGCTTGAGGCTAACTATCCTGGATTTAATTGGAAGAGAGAAAAAGGTGCTAACCATCCGGGAAAAGTATCTATAAAATCTGGTACAAACGAAGTAGTATTATCCGCTAATATGTGGAGACATAAAACATAATAAATAAAAAATGGCATTAGATAGATTTAAAAATATTGATGAGGTAATAACCAAAGGAACTTCTGTGACAAAGGAGATTTCGGATATCGATTTAAAATTAATTGATAAGGGATTTATTCCCACACCTTTTGATATTGGTAACAATGATGTATTAGAGTTTGTATTATATGACTCTGCTAATAATTTATTAGAACAATTAAATTACGGTAATATTAGATATCTTGATGCAAATCAAATGGATGCATATCTAATACAAAGTGAAAACATATTAGATAAACAACAAGGTGGTGGATACTTAATAGATGTAAAAAAATTAATCACAGATGCTGGTTATAATGTTGGAATTTTTAGAGTTCAATTCAATTTTGTAAATAATAGAGTTGGTTCTAACATTGATATGGATAGATTATGGATTCACGAAATATCGCCAACTAGAACTGAAATTAGATTATTACCATTTAATAATTTTAATGAAACTAATCCATTAGAACTTGATATAAAAAGAGATTTAAACCAATCCTACGATAGTTACACAATGGGTAAATTTAGTGGAGATGAGGTTTACTATGAAATTGATGAAATAATAAATAGATTAACTGTTGGTGATTTAATAGATTCATTTAAAACAATAAAATCACAATCATATTTAGATAGTTTACAGAGTGAATTTGGTATAATAAATTATGAACAATTCTTTGGAAAAGTATTAGAATCAATGCAACAATCGGTTAGACATGCTTTATTACATAAAAATTCAACTATAGGAAGTGAAGCATTTGGAAGACCATTGGGAGATGAAATTGATTTTGCATATTATAACAAACAAG